GGAGGCGAATACACGAGCGAGTCGCTTCCTCAAGATCTGCGCTACTATCCTCGTCCTCGTCATCCGGGATATCATGAAAGCGAGGATCAAACAGGAGATCAGAGCAGACATCACCAACAGAAGTCGGTGATTTGCTGGCGGAGACCTGAAAATGAGGAACGTCTCCACCATCATTAACCCGAACGTAAACAGGATCGAACGCTGGGGCGGAAATCTGCGGTACCTGATCGCGCTCTTCAAGCGGCCAGCCGGCAGTGCTAGGCGGCGCACCTGGTCCACCGGCGTGTTTGCGGGCGTCGGTGGGGGGAGGTCGATAAGGATTGCCTCCTCTGGTTTTACGAATAACGCCACCAAGGCCAATGGCGGCCGCACTGAAGTCACGTGTGGCAAGCGACCGAGCATCGCCTGGGGTGTAACGAAGACGTATGGCAACATCAAGTGGGATGCCTGTGAGATTGGACAAAACCTCACACTGAGCCATACAGCCTGGCGCAAACACGTACGTCTTACCATTGTAGGACATAAGTGAGTCACCGAGCTCTTTCTCATCTCCCTCATCGATTGGCCCCACTCCAGGAGCTTGCTCGTCGAGCCGCGGGATGGCATAATCCTTGCGGCCGGAATCAATGTCGACAATGTGGGCCATAGCCGGGGAGTCGAACAACTCTCCAATGCTAGTGATCTTGTCAAGGTCACGGTCAAGGATATCCTGGAGTTCTTTGGTCCAACCGTACTGGACAAACAGGTCAGCCCAGGTCTTCTCGGTGGGCTCGCCCGTGTGACAACTGGACATCTTCCAAGGCTCATCTTGGTAGGAGATGGGATCGACATCGCCACAAAGGCGGTCCCATGTGCGAACCAATGAACGGCCGATGGGGGAGCCGCTAAGATTCGCACGGACTGAGTTAACGGCACCTTTAAGAATGGCCCGTGGATTTTCGCGCGCCCGGATGGAGTGTCCGAACTTGACGAAGAGACGACCCGTCTTGATGATGTAACACCAACCACGAGACGTGCGAGTCAACCTGCATGACAGAAACTCAAGAAGAGCAGGGTCATCGACGTGGCACGTTTCCGATGGCAGACCTATAGCGGCCAACTCACTTTGGAAGTCTATGCGGGGGCCGTTATAGTTCTGTTGACCGTCATCGCCACCAGCTATAAACAAAACATCCATGTCTTTAGGACTGCAGCTCCTAACCTTGCAGTAGACATAGGAATGTGCGGCCAAGTTCCAAGTGGTGTTGCAGTTGGTGGTGTGGGGATCTCCGGACTGCCTTGTGTAAGGGACCTTGAATTTTACCCCCTGACGACTACCGCCATGAATGCCTCCGAGATTGGCTGTTAAGAGCTCGTGCGGAGCCCTGGGTAGACCATAATGACGCATGGTCCTGACCTCAGAACGGCCCATGTCCGAGGCCTGGCGGCTGTCATACGCGCTAAAGTCCGACTTGGCCCGATTGTCCCACCTATCCCGCATAGTAAGCTCAGCCACAAACTGCTCCGACGTACCAGGGGCGTAGAGCAGTGGACCACTACCGAGTTTACGCTTAATGCGGCCAGTGAGCATCTTCACGAAGGGAGCCACGAGCGCCACGAACTGTGGCTGGGCACCCATAATCTGACGCGGGTGACCTGACTGATCCTTGTTCAGGGTTTCGACCTTGACGTTGCAGTCTCGTTTAGTCCACTCGTGAAGAAGATCTGGTGGGATGTGAGAATGCATGTCAAGGCCAGAGTCACGAAGACCCTGCCAAGCTTCGGCGATTCTGCGCTTGACCGCAGGAGATGAATTACTACCCGCTATCCAGTCGGCCACGAGCTTATCTTGTTCAACGGGGTCAATTGGAACCTCAAGTTTGGTATATCTACCAAACAGGGTTTGCCAGTGCTTCTCGACCCAGCTTATAAACTCGGATCGATCTGGGAGGC